CCCGTGACCGGTAGCGTGCCTGTTCCGATTGCATCGACGTACTGCTTGGTCGCGGCTCCGAGCGCGGTCGTCGGATTTCCCGACAGGGTGAGCGCACCGGTCATTGTCCCACCCGCGCTCGGCACCGCGCCGGCCGTGGCAGTATCGACGTATGCCTTGGTGGCCGCCTGCGACGCCGCCGTCGGCGATCCGGACAGCAAGAGTGCACCAGTCAGGCTTCCTCCGCCCAGCGGCAGGCTGGTCGCGACATGGGCATCGACATATTGCTTGGTCGCCGCCTGCAATGCCGCGTTAGGGTCCGCGGACAAGGTCAGCGCACCACCCAAGGTGCCCCCTGTCAGCGGCAACGCGGAGCCAACAGCGCCATCGACATACTGCTTTGTCGCCGCACCCAACCCGACCTGCGGATTGGCCGCAAGCAGTAGCGCACCACTCATGGTCCCGCCCGCCAGGGGCAGCGCCGATGCTACGCCGCCGTCCACATACCCCTTGGTTGCCGCGTTGAGTGGCCCGACCGGCGCCCCCGGCAGCGACAACGGACCCGAAAGTGCTCCCCCGGTCAGCGGCAGTGCTGCCGCGGCGACGGCGTCCACATATTCGCGCGGCGTTGCCGCCAGGCTCGATGACGGCGTGCCCGACAAGATCAGCGGACCGGTCATCGTTCCACCTGCCAACGGCACCGATGCCGCGAACAACCCATCCACGTATTGCTTCGGTGTCACCGAGAGCGCGGCGGAGGGATTCCCGGGTACCTCCAGCGGGCCTGTCAACGTGCCACCGCTGAGCGGCAGCATCGTCGCGGTCGCAGCATCGACGTAATGCTTCGATGCTGCCTGCAGGGGCGCAATCGGATCCCCCGCGAGAACCAGCGCACCGGACAAGGTGCCGCCGCTCAACGGCAGGGCCGCAGGTCCTCCGACCTGGCTATCGACATACTGCTTCGTCGCGGCCTGCAAGGGCGCCGACGGATTTGCCGGCAATGACAGCGCACCCGTGAGCGTCCCGCCCGCCAGACTGAGCGATTTGCCGTCCTGGGTATCGACGTACTCCTTCGTCGCGGCATCGAGCGACCGGGTCGGATCGGCTGCCAGCGACAACACCCCCGTGATCGTCCCGCCCGACAACGCCAGTGCCCCTGCGATCAGGCCGTCCACATATTCCTTCGGCACTGCCTGGAGTGCAGAGACCGGCACGGCGTCAAGTGACAAGGGACCGCTCAGCGTGCCACCAGCGAGGGGCAGTCCGGTCGCGACGGCTGCATCCACGTACTGCTTGGTTGCTGCCTGCGACGGAGCGGACGGTTCCCCAGCCAAGGTCAGCGATCCCGAGAGCGTCCCCCCGCTGAGCGGCAACGCTGCAATGCCCGAAGATTGGCTGTCCACGTACTGCTTTGTCGCCGCCTGCAGTGGCAATAACGGGTTTCCCGCAAGTGCGAGCGCCCCCGAGAGCGATCCGCCGCTCAGCGGCAAGGCCCCTGCCACCTGAGCGTCCACATACTCCTTCGTTGCCGCGCCGAGCGGTACTGCCGGATCCGCGGCAAGCACCAGGGTCCCGGTCAGCGTGCCACCTGCCTTCGCAAGGCTGGACGCCGCAAGATTGCCCAAACTTGTAGCCAGCGTAGCCCCGGTCGGCGTCACCAGAAGCCGTGACGCGTCGACGCCCGTGAGGGAGGTCAGGCCGGTCGCGAATTCGGTGAGCGTGACCGCCGTATTGGTTCCGCCCTGGTTGACGCCGACCAGGTCCGTCGCAGCCGGGACCACACCGGCCGGGAGCTGCGAAATAAGGGAACTCCCGGCGAGGGCCGAAAGCGTTCCGCCCGACAGGACCAGATTGGCGCCCACGCTGATTGTCTCGACAGCGCCAATCCCGGTGCTGGCGCGTCCCAGAACCGAACCGCTGGGCAGCGCAAACTGGGGTTGCACGCCCGCCAACAGCTGCGCACGGGTTGCACGAAACGTAACCCCGGTCTGATTGACGATGATTTCGTCAGTGTCGGACGTAGCGGTTGCCGGTGCAAGCTGGTCGATCGTCGGCATTGAACCCAATCCTCGAGCAAAAATTCACGCCAATCAGCGGACCGAAAATGCAAGCTTGGGACGGCGCTCGTGCCTCGCCATGCACTCCCTGGGCCGCCGGCCTAGCCGGTCAGCACCGGGTTTCCGTTCTGGTCGGTAATGACCAATCCCGCGCTGGTCTGAATAGCGGTCGGCGGGATGGGCGGGGTCGAGAGGTAGAGCACCGGAAGAAGGATACTGCGATTCAGCGTACGACCGCTCGATGTGCCGACCGTCACGGTGACAACGTAGACCCCCCCAGGTTGGCCCGAAGACAGCCAGAGCACGACCATGCTCCCATCCGCCGCGGCGGAGTTGAGCACGAGGTCTCCTGGATTGTTCGGGCTGATCGTCACGTCCAATGTCTCGATCGTGTCGCCCGGATTGCCGACCAGCGCGGCGGACAGATCAAAGCCGTAATCAAGTACGTCGCCCGGATCCTTGGTCGGCCAGTTGAGCGGCGGCGGTGCCACCGCGGTCGCCCCGCGGGGAACCGGAATGAACGAATCAAGCTGGACAGTCCGCGCGGAACTCGGCTTGGAGACATGAATGGCGGGCGTGGGCATCGGCTTCTCCGGTAGATTTGGTCAGGAATTCCGGACGCTCGGGAGAGAAGACGCCCCAAGAGCTTTCACTGCGGCCTTCAGCGCGGCCAGTTCCGAAAGGATCTGGGCCATCGTCGGCGCCGGTACCTCCGCGGCCGCGACGGCTGGCTTCGAGAATTTGCTCCCGTCGAAGACCCATCGCCCGGCCACACCGGAGTTGGGCGGAACTGCCACCCATACCAGACCCGGGTGAAAGAGCTCCGTGATCGGACGATCCGTCGCGAATGTTTCGGCAACGACGCCATTCGCGATGCGCGCATAGATTTTCATAGCTCTACCACCTCACCATAATCAACCCACTTGCCCCGGAGGCACCATTGAACGGTGTGGTTCCATTTGCACCCGTCCCGGCGCCGCCGGCGCCACCACCGGGAAAGACGCCTGCAACGCCGACACTGCCGGAGCTTTGCATGCCCCCGAGCGGTGCCGCCCCGCCGATCCCCGCCGCGCTCATGAACGCCGACTGGCCCGATGAGCCGATCAGATCGAGATCACCGCCAATACCCACCCCACCGGGGGTCCCACCGTTCTGTGGATTGCTCGCCGATGCCGTCGCGTTGAGACTGCCGCCCGTCGCGCTCACGAATGTCCCGAAGCTGGACGTGCCGCCGGCGCCCGCAACCGCGCCCGCGGTCGTGCCGCCGCTCCCGCCCGCGCCGATCGTCAGGGGAATGGCTTGGCCGGGCGTAAGCCCCGTGATCCGCTTGCGCGCGAACCCACCGCCTGATCCCCCGCCGCTCGCGACACTGCTCGTCGATGCAAAAGAACCGGCTCCGCCACCCCAGACCTCGACTTCCACCTGCGTCACGCCGGCGGGCACGGTGAAGGTGCCACTGGCCGTGATCGCCTGCACGCCGGATCCGAATCCCGGCACCAGGGACGGCAGCTTCCAGTTCAGGAAAGGCGCCGTGGGCAGGATGGCAATATTGCTCGGCGCGATCGCCGTCTGTGCGTAACTGACGGTGACGACATATAGGCCGATCCACCCATTATCCACGGGCGGCGTGACCTGCGAGCCGTTCGTCGCCGCCGCGCCCGGCTTGACCTGCAAGGCAACCCGTTGGATGCGCTGGGTGTTCTGCGCGGTGCCCGCATTGTTTGGCCCGCTATATGGTTGGGCGGGATTCGCGGCATTGTAATAGGGCAGGACGATCGGATTAGCGTCGCTCTCCTGTAGTGTCGCCTCGACGAGGTAATTGATGGCCTGGCCGGAGCTGGTCGGGGCGGCAAATGTGAAGTCGGTCGGCCCGCCATTGATGCCCATCTTGAGCAACGGGTCGGTGCTGTCCGCCGGCAGGGATCCGAATCCCAGCGCATCCACCACAGTCATTTGCGCGATGCTGCCTGGCCCCACGACAACACTCAGAGACGCCGGCGCGGTCGGCTGGCAGCTCAGCCCATCGACCACGGTATTGCCGCCAAGCACCGCCTGCGCGAGGTAGCCCAGCGCGATCATCATGTTGCGATTGATCGACAGGAGATCCGTGTCGAGCGGAATGCTCCCTGGATAGACGATGTTACGGTCCATGTTGTCCTCGGGTTGGTGGGGACTAACTGCTGATATGAAGCCAGGCGATGGTTGCCGCAGGCATGACGGACGCCACGGCCTGATCGATATCGGTGTCGGTCACCTGGCCCTGGATCATCGAGAGGCTGGCATATTGTTCCGCACCGACCCCGTAGCCGCCCGCTGACGCGCCCCACCCGGCTACCACCGCGATCCCGCTTCCCTCGGCCCGGTACGCGCGCACGAAGCACTGAAACGGCAGATGGAGGTTCCCCCACCCCCCGACCACCCCATAGGCGAGCCCGGTAACGTTTCCGGACGCGCCGCCATAGGCGCCGGTGTCTGTGGCAAGCGCCGGCTCGAACACCACCGGCGTCCGTCCGGTGAGGTGCGTTAGGGTTGAGACCAGGGCGGCGCGCGTTCCGCGTTCCTGGAACAGGTTCCCCAGGATCCGTCCCCGGAACGGCGCATCGTCCTCGCCCGACCGGCGGAGCAAGGTATTTCCGAAGAAATCGCCGGCGATGATATCGAGCCAGAAATCCGTCGCAGTCGCGATGCGGGTCTGTGCCCGGGCGTATTGAACCAGGCCGTAGCACCAGGCCCACGCAGAGCTGAGTCCGGCCAACACGGCGTTCAGTACGGGAGATTCGTCGGGAAACCATCGCGCCGGCAGAACCGCCCGCAGCCGCGCCAGCACGTCCTGACTGTCACCGGTCATATCAGTTCACCGCCACGGTGCCGGCCTTGATCACGCTGGCAACCGACGAGATGAGATCCTGGCCAAGTACATTGATCGTGATCGCGGAGACGTTCGTGACCGCCGGGCTCGCCTGGTAGGCAAGCTGCGCCAGCTTCGTGAGCGGCAACGGCGTCCCGATCGTCAGGGCGTTGACATAGCTCTGGATTGCCGTTCCCACCAGTGCAATGATCGTCACCTTTGTAGCGCCCGCGGCGACCGTGATCGTCATGCTTACGTTCGCGGTCAGCACGACCGGCGGCTGGACCGTGAAGATGGAACCCACAGGCCGGACCGCTTCGACGGCGCCGCCGATGGTTGCCAAAAGCGACGCGGACGGATAGCCGGATCCATCGTCCACCGTGACCACGAAGCTTCCCATGCGGGTTGCTCCGGTCGGGTCCACGTTCTCCTGCAAGGTGTAATTCAGCCCCTGCTGGATACTGGACACCGCGTACCCAACGGCAATCGGGGTGGCTCGAGATCGGCTCTCGATGAAGTTCTGGAAGCGCGCCCGAAGTGCCGCGTCGGTCTCTGCGTCGAGGCCATTCTGCAGTGCCGCTTGGTTCGTAACCAGATCAATACCGGGGATCGCCGTCACCAGCTGTGAGACGGCATTCGCCTGGACATTGCCGCCGCTGCCGGCCGTCTGAGCCACCACCGCGACCGTCAGCGACGCAACCCCGGCGGCCAAGGCGTAGCCGCCGGTCGCCGCGTTCCATGCGGAATTCGTCGGATCGATGGTCACTGCGAAGGTCTGGGTGCCATCCGCGGTGCGCACCAGGGCCCCGGCCGGAATCAGCGCCGCGCCGGTCGGTGTGTAGCGGGAGAACGTGACCGCCCCGACCGCCGTCACCGCCGGCAGCCGGGTCAGCGACATGTCGGCCATCCAGCTATCGAGATCGCTGCCCGTGCTGGTCGCCGCGCGTGTGGTCTGGAGGACCTGCAGGATCAGCCACTGCATCCACAGCGCAATGGAGGCATTCGCCTCCAGAACCGCCCGCATCGTCGATCCCACCGTCAGATCGATCAACTGGGACGCCGCGGCCTGCACCGAGGCCGCCATGTTCTGGACCAAATTCGTAAACGACTGCAAGGACAGTTGCATGGATCATGACCCCACGGAGAAGGAGAGTACCTGCGTTTGTCCCGACTGCGCGTCCTGATATCGGATATACACATACACAGTCCCCGCGGCGCCGGCCGGCGAGACCGAGACTTCGATCAGCGGTTCCGGTGTGCGCGTGACGCTCGCCTCCTTGAAGATCTGGCTCCGGATCAGCGCGCGGATCTGTAGGATGTTCGCGGGCTGGCCAATGAAGCGGGCCAGCCCCGCCCCATAATCCGGTTGCCAAATATAGTCTCCAGGATTGGTCAGTAGCCGCCGCAAAACCCGCTGTTGGCCCAGCGCGGAGCCGGTCGCGGTCGCAAGGTCCCCGGTGTTGCCGACCACTAGGTCGGAACCCCATTGCTGCGAAAGATCGGGCATGAATGGCTAGTCCTGGGGCGTGGGGATCGAGGTTGTTCCGCCGTTCGCCTGCACATGGGTGTGGCTGTCGTAATGGCCGCGCAGTCCCGCCACCGTGCCATGCCCATCGCTCAGGATTCCCTGCGCGGCGACATCCCCGGTCACGGTCACGCTCCCCTGCACCGTCACCGAGCCTGTGATCT